GAGAAATCTTTTTATTAGTTTGTTCTATAGTTTGCAAACTAGTTTGAAGTTTAGCGGCTTCACTAAGCAAGGATGTGTCAAGGTTTTCAACTTCTAGTACTGCCATTGGTTCTAGACTAGTCTTTTCGTACTTGTCTAGCCATTGCTTAACTGTGTTTACTTTTGACTGCGCAACAGCAATTTCTTTGCTTAACTCTTGCGATACCTCTTTAAATATTTCAGCAGCCTTACTGTACTTTGTTAAATTTAAGATTTCTATCAAAAACTTTTTTCTAGCAGTGTCAGCAGCCGTTAAAAACTCCAAGCTGCTAGCATTGCTTTGATATACAATCTGTGAAAAACTTTTGTGGTCTATACCTATAATATCTTCTATTATCTTGTAGGTGGCTGTAGCAGTGTGTGCACTAATATCTACGCCGTTTTTAAACAGCTTAACTGTTTGCTGTGTACCGCGATTAGTTTTGATTGTATACTGAGCGCCGTCTTTTTCTATGTCTAGTTCAATATTATAAGACTTTTCTTTGATATATCGGTTAAGAATATCTGCCTTTTTAATATTTTTACTATTCTTGTTAAACAGCACTTCTTCTAGTATTAGGGCAATAGAGCTTTTTCCGTGCCCGTTTTTACCAACAAGTTGCGTTAGTGGTGCATTAACAAAATTAACTTTATTATTGCCACCATAACTAAATGCATTACTCCATCTTAATTCTTTTATCGTTATCATTTAGTAGTCGCTTTAACTCTGCTAATCCACCAACGTGGAAACCATTCAAAAATATTTGTGGAACACTACGAGCAGTAGGAACCATTTCAAACAGCATTTCTTTGGTGTACTCTCCACCACCAAGTTTACACTCTGCAAACGGAATTTGATGCTTTTCTAGCAGTCGTTTCGCTTCTTCACAGGCTGGGCAGTTTGGTTGAGACCATACTTGGGCTGTACTATACTTGTTCGATTTTGTCAACATGACCTTGTAACTCCTTTAGTACAGCTTCTACTGTTTGCTCTGGCAATGCCAGTATATATCTTAAATACTCAGCTACTTCTTGCTGTAACGACATATCGTTTTCTAGCATCAGTGCTGTGTCGCTTTCGCGCTTAATTACTTTGCGATCAATTAGGTCGCTATCTTCTAGTTCACCAAGTTCTTGCATATCGCCTTCAACTTGATAAATTGTGTGGTGATATGGGGTCGGCAGCTTAGGGTCGTGTACACCAACTGTTTTGCGAATAAGTTGTGGCACTTCTAGCTTTAGCCATTCGTGCTCTAGCGTTTCTGTGTCTAACAGTATTATGCCAGTGTTTACCAAATCGCGATGAAAACTGGTAGTTACTGGACTACCTGGATACAGTATGTTGCGTTGACAGTTTTCATAGCTATGCAAATCGCCAGCAAGTACTACTTGCCAAGTATCAAATAGTGCTAAGTCTACTTCTGGCTTAACGTGTGGCGGAATTTCTCCACGAACGTGGGTACACAGTATATCTCCGCCTTCAGGCCACGGATGTTGACCTTTTTCAAACTCTTTTAGTTTGTTGTAGGGAACAAACTCTATGCCGTAATCGCTATAGTAATCATCAATAACAATTACGTTTTTATTCATCTTATTTGTAACCAGTTTTAGGTTACTCATAAATGTGGTATCTTTTCTGACTGCTTCGTGATTACCACTATAGATTATAGTTGGAATACTACAGTGTGCAATCATATCAAAATAGCACTCTAGTTCTTCCATATTGGGCAACTTGTCAAAAACGTCGCCGCCAATAATAAATACATCGGCGTTTGCCTGTACTCGTTCAAATTCTTTCCACAACAAATTGTAGCGATTTTTCGACCAGTCCACAGGAACGTTCTTCTGCCCCAGTTTTATATGCACATCTGCTGTAAATAAAACTTTCATGCTTTCCTTTTACGAGACAAAAAAGCCCAGTAAGCTTTTAGGTTACTGGGCCGGTTATTAACTTTGCAGTTCGCTGACAGCTTCGGCTGCGCTATCGTCGTCGCTATCGCCATCTTCGTTAGAGGTAATCTTCTCCAGCAGAGCTTTAACTTCTTCAGCATTGGGACGCGGGAACTTTTCGTCAATGGACTTTGCTGCTTCTGCCATTGCACGTTCGTCGTCTGTTAGCGGTCGATTTTTGCAGCGTAGAACTTGCAGGGTGTATTCTACATTGAATGCAAGTGGACCAGTCTTGGTACGCTTGAATACAACATCCCAGCCATTATCGTAGTCAGTAGGGTCACCCAGATCTTCTGCGGCTGTGAGAATTTGCTCAAACAGCTTCTTTTTAAGGTTGAGTGCTACAACTTTGCCCTGCTTAGGGTCGATACAGTTTACGCTATAACTCCAGCTGCACTTTGCATCTGGAAAGAATTCTGGAACATAGTCTTTTTCTACGTTATCGAACTTTTCTTTGTCCCGACTAAATGCAAGACACTCAACAGGGATATCCTTGTTGTTAGTGCCCTTCAGCCAATAAATGTAACGTGGCAATACTCCACCTACTAGACGAACAGTATTTTCTCCGTCTTTGTATTCGTATGCTTCGACTTTATTTGACTGTGCCTTGCCCTTTGTTTGTTTAAAGCTAAGTGCCATTTTTTAATTTTCCTCGTATTTGAAATAAATTTTGTTGTCTTTGATGTTTAGTAGCGGATTGTGTTTTATTGAGTTTATGTCAATGTCTAAAAAGAACGATAGATCAAGGTACTTGCTGCCATATAAAAAATAGATAGTATAATCTCTGCGTCCAGCTAGTATGATATATTGCGCCTTATAGATAATATCTGTGATAGTATCCGCAAAAAGTGGTTCTGCATTTAATATAAAACTACTACCACCAAGGTTTAAAAGCGGTTTGGCTTTAGATCGTGCGTTTTTTGGTATAGTTTTATTTAGGAAATGCAGATGTAAGGTTTCAACTAAAAGTTTTGGATTATTTTTAGTTCGGCTTTCTAGTTTGTCAAGGTTAAAGAAAAGCGTCATATTCCTAAACTTATATTATATTATAGCAGATTAGCTATCCCGTGACAAGTTAAATTTTTTATACCGTTAAGACTTCCCAGCCTTTACGTAGATACAAACCTAATCTATCACTATTTTGTTTTTTATCTGCCCAGCCAGCAAACTGAATGTCTACTACAATAGGGTCTAGTTTACCCTCGTGGGGTCTCATAATTCTACCAACAATCTGTTCTAGCAAACTGTCGTTACTCATTGGTACTGCTAAAATTACACAACTTAGGATGTTGATCGATATGCCTTCGGCAAAGATTTGGCGGCTTCCAGCAATGCACATTTTTTCTTTGCTGAGTATTTGTTCTTTGGCTCGTTGCCTTGATTCAAAATCGGTTTCGCCAGTAACCAACAAACACGTTTCTCCAACATATTCTTTCACCTTCTCTAAGAATTCAACTCTATCAGCTACAATGAGTACAGAATGGCCTCCAGCAATATGCATAGAAGCAATACTACTAATAAACTTTCTATAATGGTCATTTTGGGTTAAGTCATTTATTTTCTCAACCCATGTAGCACCTGGTTTTAGTGTCATCCCACTTTTTACCAAGTGTACAGTGGGATTAATTGTATTTGCTTGTGGTGGCTTAAATGTTTGTGCTCCAAAATAATCTTGAAAAATAACGTGTTTTCCGTCTTTTCGGATCATTGTTCCACTAAGTGCTATTCTATATCTAGCATGGAATGCGTCTAGTGTGCCTGCAAATGTTGTGGCCGGACAATGATGTGCCTCATCAAGAATAACTGTACCGAACTCTTTAGCCAACTTATCTAAGTTTTTAACTAGTGTCTGTATATTTCCTACTACTATTGCATGATCTTCTATATCGAACTTTCCACTGCCAATAACTCCTGGCTGAATTCCGAATAGAGTGTTAATTTCTTCTATCCACTGATCTCGCAGTGCTGTAGTATGTGTAATAACTAGTGTTTTCTGCCCTAGTTTTCTAGCAATGTGTAATGCTGTAAATGTTTTGCCCCAGCCTACAAGTGCATTAATAAAACAAGTATCTTCAACTTGGTCAAATATTACTTTTTGATCTTCGCGCAACCCAAACTTTGGATTAGGAAATGGAACAGGTACTAATACTCGCTTGTCCACTATTTCGTAATCTTGTGGAATTAAATCTAGTCTGCCTTGTGGCATAGATACTATTCCACTAACTAGTGTTTTATAGTTTCTAATGGTTTCTACACTTACGAATTTTTTACTACCAGTATCCTTGTGGATTTTGTAGGTAAGTGTTTTCATTATATGCTTGACGTGGTCCTTACCAGGATCGTCAATATAAATTCTATTGGATATAACTGCTTTAGGCACTATACTAGTCTCCAAGTGTCTTTTATTTGGTGATCGTAAAATCCATACAATATATAGCCATTACTAACTTGTAGCAGGCCAACATAAGTTTCATAGGATTTAGGAGCACGCATAGCTTTAAATCTAGCAGACAGACCTTCGACTTCAATCACACACCCTAGTCCCTGGGCAGGTAACACTTGTTTTAGCCTTTTTGTTGTCAGCTTGGCGCGCGTAGTTTTTTTATGTTGAAATACTTTGCCGTTGCTATCTATAAACCATGTTGTTGCTTTTGCAAGCTTTATAACATCGTTTATAAAATAAAGAGCCGACCCTATAGGATATAGCGAAACTTTTTCTACAAGGGCTAGTCTACGCAATCCTAGGGTCGGTTTATCTATGTTTTTATCGTCTACTATTCTGTAGTTAAACCTATACTCTGCAGTATCTTTATCACTGTATTCTGCTTTATAGAATGTGATATTTTCTGCGGTTTCGGGTCGTTTTTCACCTAGCCTAAACACGGGCCAGCTTATTTCCTTGAATAGTATATGTATCTTCGAATTTTCCAAAACTGTAGTCATCCCCAATATCTTGATCTACACCTATAGGTGAGCCAGTAATACTGCAACCCCAGTCTTGTTGTGTGTTCTTACGCAGAACTGCACAATAC